GCTCATCAGCAAAGGTCAGGAGTAGGATATGGGAAAGGGACGCACATCCCGCCGCACGAGGGCGGACACAGGACAGAAAAGAGATAGCAGGGCATCCATCCCCGTGATGGACGCCTTTTCCAACCCTGCAGCGCGGATCGGCTGGGGGACCATGGACCTCATGAACGCCACGGCCTATCCCATGACCCGCATGACCGGGGACCACCAGCTGCTCACCAGCCTATACCGGGACAACTGGATCGTGCAGAACATCATCGCCACGATCCCAGGCGACATGATCCGGAAATGGTATGACCTGAAGTCTGGCATCGCCCCGGAGCAGCTGGACCAGATGGCCAGGCTGGAGCGGCAGACCCAGGTCCGGCGCAAGCTCCTCTTAGGGATGTATTGGGGCCGGCTCTACGGCGGAGCGGCCGGCGTCATCCTCATCAAGGGCCATAACGACCTGAGCGAGCCGTTGGATCTGGATACGGTCATGCCCGGGAGCTTTCTGGGGCTGCAGATCCTGGACCGGTGGAACGGTATCTATCCGGAGGGAGAGCTGGTGACGGATCCGGAGGATGCGGACTTCGGCCTGCCCGCCTTTTACACGATCCGGGATGAGGGGAGCGGCCAGATGGTGGCCCGGGTCCACCACAGCCGCATCCTCCGCTTCATCGGCCGGGAGCTGCCCTGGATGGAGCAGGTCACGGAGATGTACTGGGGGGAGTCGGAGATCGAGGCGATCTATAACGAGGTGGTCCGGCGGGACAACGTGGCTGCCAACATCGCCGCCCTGACCTTCAGGGCCAACATCAATTACATGGAGACCAACGGCATGGACCAGCTGCTGGGGACGGCCAACACCGAGATGCAGCGGCGTTTCTGGAACATGATGGCCGCCCAGTCCATCATGGAGAGCAACTTCGGCACCCGCATCCTCAACAAGGGCGACGCCATCCACAACACCCAGTACACCTTCACCGGCCTGCCCGATGTGTACGACCGGATCATGATGGACGTGGCGGGCGCTGCCCGGACACCGGTGACAAAGCTGTTTGGCCGTTCCCCAGCTGGGCTTAATGCCACCGGCGAGTCGGACATGCAGAATTATTACGATTACATTGACGGCCTCCGGGAAACAGAGTTGAGGAGCATTGTGGAGAGGCTGCTTCCTATCATGGCCCTGTCCGCCTGGGGGAATGTCCCAGACGACATGGATATTGACTTCCCGCCCATGTGGACGCCGGATGCAAAGGAGATCGCCGAAATTGCCGAGCGGAAGACCAATGCAGTTTTAGCGGTTTATCAAAATGACCTTATTGATTCGGCAACAGTACAGCAGGAGCTGCAGGCCATGTCGGATGAGACTGGAATGTACAGCAAGATATCCGATGAGAGCATTGAGGCCGGAAAAGGGCAGACCTATACCAGCAGCCATATGATGGCCGATCCTATGGCTGGTTTAGGCCTGCCAGAGGAATTAAACGGAGATGACGAAGGAGGCCTGGAGGATGGCGAAGCTAATCCGGCCGCCGGATAATACCGATGTTACCCGATTTTTGATTATGCTCTTCCTCCGAACCGAGCGGGAGCTAATCGCAGAGATTGAGCGTAAGCGGCAAAAAGGCCTGGTGGACTATGCTGAGGCAGCATCCCTGGAACGGGTGCAAGGGATATTGCAGAGGATGGTGGATGAATCCTGGGATTACGTCCCGGCCATGATTGAGACTATCTTCTACCGGTTCGACAAGGATGCTGCTGGTTACCGGAATGCCCGGGTGCTGACTGCGGCTCAGACGGATATTGTCCAGCAGCTGAGCAATAACCTGCTGGGGGAGTTGGTAGAAGCTTCAGAAACCGTGCAGAAAAGTGTGCAGACATTATATACGATTGCCCGGCTGGAGGCAGACCCATTTCGGGAGATGGCGCTTAAGCAGGTACTGGCCCAGGAGGCATCCGGAAGAGGATGGCCCATATCCAGTGCGAGGATGCTCCAGGATATGCGTAACCAGGGGATTACCGCTTTTGTGGATAAGGCTGGACGTCACTGGAGTCTGCGGGCATACGGGAACATGGCTGTGCGGACTACTGCCAGACAGGCGGAAGCAGCGGCCATATTGACTGCAGATAATCATGACCTGTGGCAGATTGTAAAAATCGGGAGCACCTGCCCGGTATGCGCACCCTTAGAAGGACGTGTGTACAGCAAGAGCGGAACGAACCCGGATTACCCGCCTCTTGCCCTAGCATTTGGAAAAATTGATAAAGAGGGGCCGGATGATTTGACGAATACCTATTTAAACACCCATCCAAGCTGCCTTCATGCCTTAGTCAAATATACGACGGTAGGAAAGACCGATAAGCAGATCCAGAGGGACAAGGATTTTTCCAACCCGGAAAAGAATCCTTTAAACCGGGATCCGCGGACAAAGAAGCAGATAAAGGCATACCGGGCAAAGGAGAGGGAGCGCCAAAGGCTGATTAGGGATAAGGAACAGCACAGGGAATACCGGGCAGCGCTGGGCAAGGATGTGCCGAAAGACTTTGCAAAGTTCCGGGAGATGAAGTATAATGAAGGAGAGAGGTGGAAGAAGCTTCAACAGACTTACCGGAACAGATTTTCCCTGCAAGAGCAGCTTGCATATGAAATGAATGGCGAAAAGCTTTTTATCCCAAATGGAACAAACATGACGAATGTTCGAACGATTGCAGGGGCTGGAAGCAAGACAGAACTGAGAATTGAACAAAAGCTGGTAGATTCTTTTGGCGGGAATATGGGGGAATGGAAAAAACGTGTTGGAAAAATCGAAAGTGGTAAATATGTTTTTGATGTTCATTGGTATGAACTGAACGGGAAGCAGTATAATGCGAAAGTAAAAGCGAGGAGCGAAAAGTGAAATATGAAAAAGCGATATTATGAGCCGCCTAAACCAGTTAATAAACCAAAAAAAACTTTGAAATTGAGATATGTCGGAGAAAGCTTTGGAGTTGATGAGCTTACGAATGGGAAAGTGTATGAGGCATGGATTGAAGATCAGGATTATTACCGTGTAATCGATGACAGCGGCGAAGATTATCTATATTTCCGTAATAATCCCAGGCCGCTCGATGGAAGTGGTCCAGGTGGTCACTGGGAGGTTGTAGAGGAGAACTAGGTGGATATAAAACAATTTGACACAGTACTCTTAAAAGACGGGAGGACAGCTTCTATCATGGAGGCATTCGAAAACAAAGTATTTATTGCCGATGTAGGGAGTCCCCAAAAGACTGGGAGACAATAAGCATCACCATTGATGACATTGAGAAAGCATTGCATACCAGCAGTGATTAAGCTGCTGGTATTTTTATACCTATTCGCAGGAAAGGAGTCCACAATGCTTGCCTATTATGGATATACCATAAGCCCCAACCAAATTGAAACTGGCGAGGGCTTTTTAATTTGCCGGAATGTCCCTATTGCCCGTACTGGGGAGCAATCGTATCTGGGAAGCGAGATCGGGCTGACTGGAGAGGATGCATCCCGGATGGTGACTGTGTGCAGAGTCCCGGGAGAGGTGTTTTCGGAGGTAGCCCTGGCATCATTTGAGGGAAAACCGGTCACAAACGACCATCCCCCATGCCTGATTGGCCCGGATGATGTGACGGCTTACAGCAGGGGACATGCCGAGATGGTACGTAGGGGAGCCGGAGAATGGGCGGACTTCGTGCTCGCGGATCTGCACATTCAGGCAAGGGATCTCATTGATGCTGTCCGAAACGGAAAGCGGGAGATATCCTGCGGATATGAGTGTGAGTATGTACAGAATGGGGACGGTACATACAGTCAGAAAAACATACGTGGGAATCATATAGCCGTCGTGGATCGGGGAAGAGCCGGGAAGCGGGCGGCTATTTTAGATTCAGATACAGGGAAAAAAGGACAGGCCGAAAGGCCGGAAAGGAAAGTAATGAAGAAGCAAGGATTTTTGTTTAAGCTCTTTGGGCAGGCGGTGAAAGATAAAAGTTCGGAGGAAATCGAGCAGCTGGCGATGGATGCTGCTGCTGCCCTGGATGAAGAATCTACCATTCCTGCAAAGGAGGAGAAACCGGAAACAGGAGAAAAGGAGCCGAAGAAGAAACTCGCTGAGGATGAATCCGCTATTGACGGGATCGTAGACAAGGTGATGACGAAGCTGGCGGTAAAAGAGGCGGAAAAAACGAAAAAGAAGGAAGAGGCAAAGGATACTCTCGATACGACCATTGAGCAGTTATCCGGGGATGGAGCAGCTGAGGAGGCCTCCAGGATTATTCCGGCGGGAGTTGAGGATAAAAGCTGCGGGATGGATAAAGCTCTGGCTGTGGGGATCCTGAAGGCCATGCGGCCCTCTGTGGCGGCGATTGGGGATGCAATGCAGCGCAAAGCTGTTGCAGATGCTCTGATTAACCTGGTCACTGCAAGGGATGAGAAAAATGATATTGCCGCTATCCTCCAAGCCAGCCAGAAAAATGCACAGATGGCGGCAGACAGAAAACAGGAGGTAATGGATCTGGATGCTATTCAGGCACTCTACGACAATTTAAATCCCCATAGGAGAAAGGAGAGACAGTAATGAAAGGACAAGTAATTGGAACCTCGATGCCTCATGGATACGCGGGGAGCTATTCCCGGCAGCCGGATATGGTGGTGGATACCGCGCCTCTGGCGGGAAACGAAAAGATTAAGTTTGGAGCACCGGTAGTGATGGGGGCAAATGGAGCGGCGGCACCCTGGGACTCATCCTCCACGGCGGAAAAATTCTGGGGCGTGGCGGTAAGAGAAGTAAAATCGGCGATGGATTTCCTAAACCAGAATGAGGGAGAATACCGGCCCGGCGAGGCAGTACCGGTGCTGAAGCGGGGCTGTGTAAATGTAATCTGTCAATCCGGCACGCCGGTTCCCGGCGGGAAGGTATATGTCCGGACGGCAGCCAATTCGGCCAAGCCCAAACTGGCAATCGGGGGATTTGAGGCGGCTGAGGATAAAAGCGATACTACCACGTACACCGTGGCATTGACCAATGCCCAGTGGAAGGGCACAGCGGATGCCAATGGCGTGGCGGAATTGCGGATTCTGACGATGATAAATGCATAAGGAGGCAGAAAAGATGGCATTTAAGCAAGTTGGCACTTTTGATTTAGGCAAAGCGGCAACCCATTCCGCACAGGGCGGTAATGGGGCTGTATTTAACATGGATGCGGCGGGCATCGCATCCGGCCAGGCGTTCCTTAATTCGGAGCTGGAAAAGCGGGATAATCTGGTGCGTACGCCCTTGACTAGCTTTACTTATACCCGGGATATTCCCATTCGGGTAGGCGGAGGCTGGTCGGAGTTTGTATCGG